GTCGGCAATGCCACACCCGCGATGCCCAGATCGGTCTTTGCGGCCGCGATGAGTCTTGTCAGTTCCGTGTCATATGCGTTTGTTGTTATTCTTAAGGCCATTTTTACCTTGTCAAGCATCTTTTAATTCCTCATATCTTGAATGCTCTGCCGATAAATGCTCTCATATTCGGGATAGATTGTGATGTGTCCGATATGTCCGAGTTGAACTGTCGGCTCTGCCCATATCTCAAACCCTTCATCGAGCGCACGTTTACAGAATGCCAAATCCTCGCCAAGTTCCCTCATCGGGAAAAATGCAGTTCCATTCTTGTTGTATACTGTTCGGATTATCTCGGTCTCTATGAGAACACAAGCGAATCCACAACCGCCAATCTTGAATGGTGCATCTGGATATTCATTTCCATCCCATCGGTCAACCTTTGGCCATATCTGGTTAAATATGCATGATACATGAGGAGCGCGTCTTGAGTGTGCTATGCCGGTCACAAATGGCTTTCCACAGAACATCAGATCATCAACAAGGTCATCTCTGAATATCATGTCTGAATCAAGCCATAAAACGTGAGTATAGCATTCATCCATTGCTTTCTTGGCGAGTTTGTCTCGGCCAACATATACCAATGTCGCGCCTTGATATGCAACATCATAATCGATGCCATCCTCGCCAAGTTTTCTCACCAGACGTGTCAAGCATTCAACAAACTGATAATGCATATAGTCATTTGTCGGTATTGCAATCAAAAGTTTCATTTTTTCTTGGTTGTTACCTTCTTCTCGGTTTTCTTCTCTACTTTCGGCTCACTCTCTGGAGTCTTGACCGCGATCTCCACCGCTGAACCGACAGATGTGAGGAATGCGCACTCGGAAGGCGAGACCTCAACGATCTCGCCCGCCTTATGATTTATCCTCGCATCTCTTAACAGTTTAACCTTCATATTAGGTTGTAACTGCTGAAGGCTTTGCGATGTTGCAGAATCTGCCGCACGCGGTCAATGCGTGTGCAACATACTGACGGCCTACAACCTTAACAAGGTCTTTCTCTGCCTCGGTCACATCGTCATACTTGATAACGATGCCATCACCTTCGGGATAGTTAACCTGTACACCATTCAGATCGCCAACGAATGCATATACTGCATTTGCAGATGCGCTTGAATATGCCGGAAGGCTATTGTTGAACAGAACAGGAAGGCCCATGAAAGGATCAAATGCAAAGTTACCTGCGGCCTGTGCGGATACGAATGCGGCATAGGTCAGTTTATTCATAACGATGACAGGATTCTGTGCCTCATCAGAGAGGTTAGCGAATGCGTCTGCTATCGTTACAAGTGAAGGAGCCTCTGTAATCTTTGCGGCAGATGCGGCAGAAGATGATGCCTCATTGGATGCACCTGTTACATCTGCAACAACCAGAGCGGCAAGTTTCTTAACGATCTGATAGGTTAACTCATCATAGATGTATCTAACCAGAGTCTCGCCACCCATTGCGATTGCCTCATCAGAAATGTGTATCCATTTCTTGATGTTCTTCGGGATCATCGTTACGATGCCGAGAGTGAGTGATTCCTCGGTCGGTGCGGTTGTGCCTTCATTATGAACATATGCTCCATCTGCGGAGAGTTCAAATGCAACCTTGAGATTGCCCTTGATGGCGGTCTTGCGTACTCTGGACAGGATATCATCGTTATCCCATGCAGTTCTGATGATTTCATCAACGATAACCGGCACAGGAACTGATCCAGATGCGTCTGTGGTTAAAAGTGCGCGGCATTCGGTACTATCTTCACTTATCAGATAACGCGCGAATGCATCAACATATTCTTTGGATGCTCTGATCTCGTCGTTTGTTCTCATTTCTTTCTTCTCCTCTGCGAATGTGCGGATCACAGTTCCCTCGCCTTCTGCGATGGCGGCTCTGATCTCTGCTTTCTTGGTTTCCTCGGCCTTGCGGCTCTCAAGTTCTTCATTGATGGCTCTCATCTCGCTCTCAAGAGAGTCAAGATCAGCACCCTCAACATCGAGACCTTCAACGATCTCGCTCTTGCGTGTTTCCATCTCCTCGATGGTCATTTCTTTGAGTTCCATAGTTTATACCTCACTCATTATGCGGATTTTCTGTTTCTGCAACTCAATACCGCGCAATCTGGCTCTCTCACTCTCCAATGATGTCATCGCATTATCCAATGCATCTGACAGGCCTCTCGCACTAATGTTAGTTGCCTCATATGCGGGAAATGTTACGGCAGACACCTCAAACACCTTTCCGATCTTGCGGATGTGTCTTTTCGGATGTTCACTCTTGGCATCTTCCCATTTATCACTATCAACCGAGAACATGAATGACATCCCTGTGATGTCTCCACGCTCTATGGCTGAATATAGTGCTTTTGCCTCGGCATTGTTCTCCGTGTCCAGATTAACGCGGATATTCATGCCAACCTCATCATCGATGCTCATCTGCATCGTTGAGTTCTCATTGTTGTTTCTACTTCTGGCGAGAGGGATCATGTCGGTGTTATGGTTAACCAAGAATCTGACATCTTTCAGATCGGTATCTGCCAATGCTCCGCGGTCGATTATCTCGTCATAACTGCCTAAATCTGTCCATGACTCATATACGATCGGTGTTCCCTCGACAAATGTGCCATGTTCTTCATCTGCTTTCGCTCTCACTTCAAAATCGAATGCGCGAATCTCGATATTGTCACTCATCTGTGTTATCCTCCTGTTCGTTTACTTTCTCATCCGCATTCCAATACTCACCGCGGATGATTCGGACATCGCCACCCTCGACAGGAGGCAGATTCCATATCTCTCGGATGTCATTGATTGACATGACACCTCTATCAAGCAATTGTGCCGATACATTCAACTTATCTTGGTTAGTCATGTATTGGAGTCTGTTTGCGGTCAACATGACGAAATTGCCGGATGATTGTTCTCTGAATGTAAATAACATCTTGGTCATCACTTCGGAGAACTGTATTGCAAATGGCTCGATCGCCCCCTCATAGAAGGCAGACCATGCATCACCATATGCCTTATTTGTCATCACATCCTCATTAACCATGAAATACTGATATACATTGTCTTTAATCAGTTTCATCTCATCGGCATCCACAACAAATGGCTCTGATTTTACTTGGTTGATGTTTGTGTATGTATTCGGGAACAGTAATAATCCACCGCCCTCGGAATCTTTTGCAAAATTCTCCTCGCTGAATCTCTTGCGCTCTTTCGCTAAATCTTCTGCCTTTGAGAAATTGTTTACTTGAGCATAGAATCTATATGTTGCCGCGCTCTTTACACCTTCCTCGATGCCTTGATTCTGGATGTGTATCAAGTCCATTGTCGGGAACAGGGAATGATTGCTCTCACCAAAGAAATCTGATTTATATTGGAATTTCGTCAATATCCCGCAATATTCCAATTCGATGGCGGCTTTTTCACCCCATCCGAATGTATATGTCAGATATGGTTTCTGTCCGTACTGAACAATCTCGGTCTTTTGCGGTAATGGTGCAAAGACTCCAGATGGCTCTCCATATTGGTCATAAACAGGAACAATAAAAGCGGTGTTGTGTACATCAAGGATCGTTGACAACCTATAAAGGAACTGTGACCATGTTTGGAACTGATTAGGCCCATGAGCGAGTTTTCTCTGCAATGCCGGTCTCGCTGATCCTTCAATATCAACCTTTAATTTGCCGACATGGATCGCCCTGGTGTTGATGGCCGCTCTGATGAGTTCACTCTCATATATCTCACCGCCCCATGATGTGAATTTCGGAGTATATCCATTCAACATCTTGAACACAGTTGCATTCTTATCATCTTTTTTCGGTCTGTTCTTAAGAAAAATATCAAATAAACTCATGACTCATTCCTCAATCGGTCTCCGATCTCGTCATACCATTTTTGCCGGACACAAAAGGCATCTGCCATTGCCGCGACTCCATCAATGTGCATATTTGGTGATATCTTCACCAATTTGCCTCTCCCGCGCTCAACGCTCATCTTAATCGCAGCATTTAACAGATGAACTTTTAACAGATCATTGTCTCCACAATGAACCTTGCCATCTTTCATGAGGCCCTCCATCTCTTGGAGAATTCCCCATAGATTATCGCCTTGATATACGTCATCGCAT